GTGTGGACAGTTAAAGCACTTGCTCTAAATGCATAAACACCATTTTCAGTATATTCTTGGGAAGTTACTTTAACATAAAGAGTTGAGGCACCAATTCCAGTAATAATTCCTCTCAAATAACCTGATGCTGTTGAAGTTGTTCCAACTCCAGGAATGACACCAGACAGTGCTTGTGATACTCCATAACCAACAACAGCATTTGTAGTGCTAACTCCAGATAAAGTTTGGTCTGCAAAGTTATCAATTACACAAACTTTGAGTCCTTCTGCCCAATATCCTGGATTTTTTGCTGCCCAATAAAATGATCCTGAAGATGAATATGATTCTTGATAATCATCATAATTTTCAATTGATAAAGTAGTAGTTCCCAGACCAACACCTGCATTTGAATTCTGCAAGTTTGTTCCTGAACATCTAACAACCTTTAAACTTCCGCCATATGAAAGGAAGTTAGATGCTGAATACCAAGATTCATAATGATAATCATTTGTTGATGGTTTGCCAAAAATTGAAACTAAATCATTTTCATTTGTAATAGTAACAACTTGATTGACTGGACCTTTTGCAAAAGGTGCTGCAATCCCTGCTGCCAAAGATGTAGTATTGGTTACTCCACCTCTTGTTAAATCTACTTCTCTTACTTTAATACCTGGAGATGCTAAGCTAAGCGCCATTTTGACTCCTCTAAATGCTTCATTTTTGCTCTAAAAGTATTTATAATTTTCTCCTTTTACCTGTACTCCCACATATAAGACCTATCGCCATATTCATCTACATTCCAAACATCCCCATCAACATCAACTATTGGTTCATCTTCTATTCCAGTAAGAACAAATCCAAATGGAGCCATGTCTTGTTCTATTTGATTTTTTTGTTCTTCATATAATCTTTTCCTAACATCCTGCTCTGTAAGTTCTTTGAAATAGTCCTGTGCCACTAACCAAGCATAGATTACAAGGCACATTGCCAAATCATCATTACAACCCTCTTCTGCCTCAAAGGAGTTGTGTTTCTGAATGAATGTAGTGAGTTCACTGATAATCTCATAATCATTAAAGATAAGTTTATCTTCCTCAATCATAGTTTTAAGATTTAAGCAACCAACTTTCTTAACTGTTTTGGACATTTTGAGACCAAGTTGTGTCTTCTTCCCAGAAAATCCTTGTCCCACAATCTGCCCTGCTCTACCACGCATAGAACACATAAGAAGATTTTGATACTCTAAATCATACTGAATGATTGCTGCTACTTGGTCGCCAACATCATTAACTTCACAAAGTATAAATGCATTATTATAATTCTTCGCTACATCATAGATGATATTTGGAAATAGCATAGGTTTGATTTCATTATTTCTATACTTTGCCACAATCTTATGTGGAAAAGACGTGATATCGAATACAACAAACGCGGAGTAGTCACTACCAACTCCTCTTGCCACATCAACTGTAATTACATAATCTCTATCTGGACTTGAGTTTTCATATACATCCAATCCCTTATTTTGTTTGATTGGAGTATCATATACTAAACTTTTAAGTTTGCTTGGTGCAATCAGGGTATCAACTGAACCTAAAAATTCACATTCAAACTCAATCTTAAATTGTTGTTCTGAGGTGTTTGCAATAGTTTGCTCTTTCCATTTTGCATCCCTTCCTGGAACTTCTGACCAATGAACATCAGTTGGAATATATTCATTCTTACCTCTTTCTGCATCATGCCACAAACGGTAGAAATGATTCATACCGTGTGGAGTAGAAACTATAATAACTTTTGTAGATTGTCCAGATGAAATAGTAGGATATACAGATGCAAAGAAGTCATCTGCGAGATGATTTTGAACGAATGCAAATTCATCAAGGAAGATGATGTTGTATGATCCACCTCTAACTGCAGATGCTGATGTAGAAGCAGCAAGAATCTTGGAACCATTCTCCAGTTCCATAGAACCTTTGTTCCAGGCTAGAATACCTTGCTGAAGCCATTTGGGGAGGTTTTCATATGCAGTTTGTAATCTTGATAACAAATCTCTTGCAGTTGATGCTTTGTTTGCAAGAATAGCAATATTTACATTATCATTAAAGATAGCATAATGAAGCAAATAAGATACAACAGTTGTAGATTTGCCTGTTTGGCGAGGCATCTTACAAATGTTAAATCTATTATTATGAAAATTTCTAATTAACTTTTCTTGAAAATCATATGGTCTAAATGGTTGAAGACCATGATCCAGTGTTACAATTTGGACATATGATTTTGCAAAATATACTGGATCATTCTTGCACTTTACAAATTCAACAATTTGGTCTTGCGAAAATTGTATAGGGGTATTTGCCTTTTTTAAAAGGGGATTACCTAAGTAAATATTATCAGACATGATTAATTAATAAATTTCTCTCCACTGAAGTGCTGCAGCAACTGCAGCAGTAGCATTACCAGTAGTAGTAATGGTTCTTACAACAAGCACATAAATTTCAGAGTTTGTTGAATCTATATTTTGAACAATAATATTTTTCTTTGCCTGACTTAATGTTCCAGAAGCAACTGGTGAAAGTGAGTTTTGTGATGCACCTGAAGGAACATAACCTGATGCAAAAACATCACCATCACTATAAGTTGTTGCATCAATGCAGTACTCAACACCACTATTATCAGAAGCAGAAGTCCAAGTTAAAGTTCCTGCATTACTCAAATAAGCAGAACTTGGGAGTTTTACAACTTTATAAACAATACTATTGGTCTCACAGAATAATGAAAGATTATTCAATTTAACTGATATTCTATTTGGATATCCTTGGAAGGTATTTTTGAGACGAATAGCAACCAAAGGAAATTCTGTTCCTGCTGGTGTTGGTGTAGTTCTTGTAGTGGTCATTGTATAAGCAAAGTCAATACCACTTTCCACATATCCACCTTCAGACATCACAGAAGAACAAATCTGATCAAATGATGCTCCAATACCAACACCAGTGTTTCTGATTTCACAACGAACTGGTAAGTTTGGATTGGCAATATAAACTTTAGGGTTATTATTAGAATGGAAAAATTCGTGTGCTGTGATAAGTTGTCCATTATGAGCGAACCCACAACGAACTCTACCAACACCTAACCATTGAAAATCTATAAATGCAAGTTGAGTTTTTGTAATATCTATATTGAACCCAGAAGTTCCTGTTCCATCACATTTATCTCTGTTCCATTGTGATTGTGGAATTCTGGTTTCTGTTGCAATTCCACTTGTAGAAGTTCTGATTACCCAATTGTGTGTTCCAATACCAGGATTTACTCCATTAGAAGTACTAAGTCCAACTTGTTCAAAATAAATTCCATCTCTATCATCAAAGTATCCAGTTCTTTTAGTTGCATTTTGTTGAGGAGCATAGAAGTTAAAAGAACTAAAAATTAGTTGTCCTTTTCCTGGCTGATAGTGATGATAAAACTTTGTTTGGTGAACACTAAATGCAGTTGTTCCAATACCAGTTTGTAATCTTGCACACGCTTGGTTTTGTAAAAATGTTACTGATGAACCTGCCCCAGAAACACTATCTAAAAAGTTTGGGTCAATAGCATAAAGGTGCTTATAATCTCCAAGAGTAAAAGGTTCAGAAACTCTATTTCTACCAAATGCATCAACAGCATTTGTATCTGGATTGATAGTAATAAGAGTATCTGATGAAATCCCAACAGTTCCTGTGACTGGAAATGGATTATCTGTAGATACTTCTACTCCATCTTTTGTTGCAACATTAAAAACTTCAAATAATGATCTTTCTTGATTTAAATAATCTTGTGTTGTTATATTCCAAATAGCCATAAATTAAATCCATTCTAACTTTGCTGGATGATACCTACTAACTTTAGTTACGTTTTCTACTTTTTGAATTGTTGGATATATGTTATGTATAATTGCTCCAGGGTACTCACTCTGAAGTTGCTGTACAAGTTTATCCTTTGAAGGAATACCATGCTCTGAAATCATATCAATTCTATAAATGCTTCCCTGCCACACAAAATCAACAGAGAATTCTTCTCCAACTTGTTGTGGAGATGGTTGTGATCCAATATTCAAAGTCCCATTAAAGTCCCCTGCTATATTGATACTTTCAGAAAGAAACTGTTTGTAACTTTTCATATCAGCAATTCCATTTTTTTAACGATAGTGCTTTTCTTGTTGGACGTCCCTTTTCATCTTTCATTGGACCAGGCATTCCGCCCATACGAGCACAGAATGACTTTCTGCGTTTTGCTGCTTTACTGTCAGGGTCAAGTTTTGATGGTTTAGTAGTAACTGCAAGAGAAAGTTTTGAACCTGGATGTTCTCTTCTATAAGAAGCAATTCCTTTTTTGTTCAATCCACCTTCTGGGTTCTTACCTTCCTTTCTTTGCCATGCTGGTGATGCTTCTGCAATTTGCATAAACTGTGAGAAAGATTGGCAAGTATCTTCTGCAGGAACACAGTTTGGAACTTCTTTACCACCTTTCATTTTGGTTCCTTTGGCAACTTTGCCAGGCCAGCACTTTGATGCACCAACATTCTTACGTGCCTGCTTTAATCCTTCATCAATATCTAAAGTTTTTGGATATCCCTTTTCTCCTGGTTTCTTTGGTGGTTTACCTGCTTTTCTGCGAGCATGGATGTTGTCCCAAAGACCACGCTTTTCTCCAATATACTCTTCATCTTTAGAAGACATATAATCAGAAGCAGTATCAATATAATCAGTTGCTATTGTAATTTTGGATTGAACCCAAGCAGGAACCTGCATCTGAGGATCCTTTACAAGTTTACGTAACTTTTCAACTGCCATTTCAATTTGATCAAGCTGACTCATAATCATGCTTCCCTCATCATCAAGCATTTTACCCATAGCAATGGCAACATGATCTTCGTGCATTTTTTCTTCTGGCATATTTGCTGGATGAACTGTGGCAATGTTAAATTTCTTTGGTGCTAAAGATGCTGGAATAGAATACATTCTCCAGTACTCTCTTCCATACTGACATTCAGATTCAGTTTCACATTTCTTACACTTAGGACAATATCTTTGTTGATTTGATACCAAACTTACCATTTCGTGTTCTTCCTTCTTTATGGATTTTTCTATCTTCTTTAACTTTGTGTAGTAATTTGGAAGTTCATCCACATGCTGTAATGCAGTTATTCTTGCACCACTCTTACTTGTGGTATGTTCACCCTCAACTTTGGTTCCCATTTTGACCTGCTTCAAAATAGTCGCTAAAGAAACTTTATGCTGTTTAGAAATTTCTTGTGGGGATTTGTAGGGCTTTACAGGTCCTTTTGGGTCTCTCATTACAGATTATGATTCCTCTGCATTATTTATTAAACCTTGTTTTATAAGTTTAGATAGTTCTGCAGTTGAACCTACAAACAATGAATTATTAACTGTCGTTGGTCCTTTTTGGGGAGCATCTAAATCTCTCATTTTCTTTTGAAGATCAATTAATTTGTCTGTAGTATCAGCAACAGATTTAATTAATTGACCAGCAACTTCAAATGCTCTTGGATGACCAGATTCTTGTGCTATCTCCAATATACCATCAACAGCTTCTTGTCCCTTTGAGATTAAACTATAGAGTTGCCCTCTACTGTACTCATAATCTTTTTGAGGATCATTTGGAGAATCTATTGGAGCAATCTCGACAGAATCTGCTATAGGGACAATTGATGTCTCTATATTAAGTGATTCTTCTATCTTGGAGAATTTGTTTCCCATATACTATATATCAAATGTCAGTTCCCTGTGTGGGACTAAATTCTTTAAAATCTTGAAAATCTATAATTTCTTCATTAAATCCAAAGTCATCCCCATAAGGAATTAGTGGATCATCAGCAGCATCAATAACATTATCATTATTATAATCTTGAAGTGCTTTTGGAGTTACAGTATATCTAACTTCGCGTTTTGCATTTAATAAAGCATCAGTTGCATAATCAACTTGAACTTTCTTAATAAGACCTTGACTATCTTCTGGAATTTCACTAAACAGATAAGTTTTTGCAGTGAAGTTTAAAGTGTAAATTATAACTCTTCTTGTTGTATAATCTCCCTCATAATCATCTCTAAATCCAACTCTATTTAAAACAACTGGAATGTCTCTTACTTCATTAATTGAAGGAATTAATCTAACGCTTACATTAAAAGAAGGTTGAAAAAATGGAAGAATTTGTTCTACAATTTGAAGAACATCATCTTGAATTTTTCCTAAAATATTAAGTTCAAATCCAATATTATAAGGAACTGGTGAATAAACTTGATTTATAACTTTACCATCAACTGTTTTTGGTGCTTTAAATGATTGAATGACTGATGATTTTCTTTGTGCATCATAATCTATTGATGTCATTTCAAATGACATTCTTGGAAGAGTTAATGCAATCTTTCTATCTCCTGCTGGTTGTTGTTCAATTCTTGCTAAGAATTTTTGAACAGGACCATAAGAAAGAGGAACCTTTAATACTGATACAGGTTCATTATTTTCATCATAATGTCTAACTTGAATATCATTAAATAATGTTCCAAAAGCAGTTACAGTTTTACTTATTGCTTTATTGTAAAAGTATCTTCCAAACATTTTAAATTTTTGTAGAGTTTATAATTAAACTTCACCAAATGGATTAACCTCAGTAAATACTAAAATATCATTAGATTCTTCTTGTATTTCCTCAGATTCATCAAATGCCGAAGTAGTTGTGAATGTATTGTATTTAGACACAATATAAGTGGCACTTGAAGCAGCACCTACAATTACATCTCCAACAATAAAATCAGTTCCAAATCCAGTAACTGTAAGTTTTTTAGTTTCTGCATTCCAAGTTTTAACAAGTCCTGTTGCACCTGAAATAGATCCTACAACTTCCTCATTAAATATAAAGTTTCCTAATGAAATTGTGGATCCTGCTCCAATTGTTATAGTTGGTGTTGTAGTATATCCATAACCAGCATTTAAAATTCTAATAGTAGAAATTCCTCCACTTGAATTTATAAATGCCTTTGCTATCGCAGTTACTCCTCCTCCTACTGGTCCAGAAATTGTGACTACTGGATCTGTTGTATATCCTTGTCCAGAATAGGACAATACTATTGGTCCAATACTACCAGAAGTTGCTATACCAACTTTAACTTCTGCATTATACCCCCCACCACCATAAAAGGTTACAATTGGAGGTTTACTTGGATTGTATCCAGTTCCAGGATTTTCAATATAAACTGAATCTAAACTTTGAGAAGACAATAATCCCTTTTTACTTGTAGTAAATCCCACAAGAGTTCCTTTAATGCCACTTAATGGTGAAGATACTACTAAAGATGGAGCAGAAGTATATCTATAACCACCATTAATAATATCTACTTTTTGAATTCCACCAGTAACTAATGAAGTATAGGCTGTTGCTGTTATTCCCAATCCGGAAAGAGTTAAAGTAGCATCATATCCAAGATCTTTAACTGCCCTATCAATTTGATCTATGGTAGTATTAATTTCTTCATCTTCCAATTCATATACTTCACATCTCAATTCATAAACATAATTTTTTTGAAGTTGATAAAATGGTTTTCTATTTTCAACATATTTAATTTCCATTAAACTATCACTTAATGGAATATAAAGCAAATCTCCCTCATTAGGTCTTAAAGTATTCACTCCAGGAATAGATTTCATTAATTCTCCAATATAAGTTTCAAAACGTTCTTTGGAAATAATTAAAGTCATTTCATCAGTAACTTTAACCCCAAATTTGGTCATCAAAACGCTATTTGGATCAAATCCTTCATAATTAACCAAATATGCTTCTATTGGAAATGCAGTTTTAAATTTTGAATATAAAACTTCTTTGATTATTTTTCCTTGAGAAACAATCTCTCTTGGCATATAGTAAACTTCTATGCCATACATTTTTAATTGTTCATTAATTAAATCTTGAACAAGACCTTGTTCACCTGTTGTTCCCTGTATGAAGAATGGATTTAACATATTATCCTATCATATCAAATGGAGCAGTTTCATACTCACTCATCATTCTCAATCTAATTGCTTCTAATTCCCTTACAGCATCATCATAGATTTGTCTTCCATTCAATTCAATACCACCTGGAAGTTTAACTCCTTGAAACTTAATTAAGTTTTGTCCCCACTGCTTTTTAACCAAAGCAGTAAAATACATCTTTAGGAAAGAATCATTATAAACTTTAGTATAGTCATTTGGATCAAGTATTCTATAACATTCCATAACAAGATAGTTTCCAATAGTTACTGCATCCCAACTCATATCCAAATATAATCTATTTTGTCTTTTATTAAATCTAATTTGTCTTTGTGGATTAACAATCCAATCAATATCTTCAAGATATCTTTTGGTTACATAATAGTTCAAAAGTTCAGTTGAACTAAACCAGTAAATATCATTTAAGAATAATTGATAGTTAACATTAAATAAGTTGGATGTAATAGTTCTGTTATCAAGTTTATATACTCTTTCAACGCCAATAACTGTGTCTGGAACTTGAATATAGTTTGAATTTTCTTCCCAATTAAATGATCCTGCTGGAGAAGTTGCTGTAGTAGTTACTATACCAACATTATAATTTCCACCTCTGGACCTTCCTCTTTGAATGTCTGCTTCTGTAAGTTTATACTTAAGAAACATTTTTTCAACACCATCAAAATGTCTCTCATTAAAATATTGCAAAGCGTCATCTAATCTATCATCAAGTTGCTCATCCGCAACGTTGATTTCTAAAACTGGAGCACCAAGTTGCCTTAAAGCATAATCTTTTAATTCTTGTCTTGATGCAGGTTTTGACATTATTCCAATACTTTTTAACTATTTAGATCATCTAACATTAAAGAAGATACTGCTTCTTGTTGTTTCATATAGAGTTTTACATAACATTTACAAAGGTTTCTCATTAAATCTATATTAGTGCAAGTATCAAGCTCTCTTGATATTTTTTCAAATTCAAATAATTTAGAAATACTTTCAAGTTTTAACTCTTCATGATCCATTAGAGATTTCCTTTAATAAAGATTTAATTTCTTCTATAGAAGATTTTAACTCAGTAAGATCTGACTCCATTTTGTCAATTCTTTGTTTTTCTGATGTTCTTTTTTGTTTGTTTAGATTATATTGATTAAATGATAATGTGTCTGTATTGATTATGGCATTACTGGTCAGATCTCTTAATAAATTTGGATGACCCTCAACTTTTGCATATCTATTATTCATCATTGCAGGGCAATTGCTCTAAGATCTTTAATTAATGGAGAACTTGCTTGATTTGTGCTGGTTCCAATAATTTTAATTGCAAATCCAGTAAATGGTGAAAGATTGTCAATAGTAAATGTATAATCAAGATATTCATCATTTAAACTACTTCTCACATTAGAATCTGGTTTTCCATTATTGTTAGCAGAATTTACAATATTTCC